CGTTGCATGCTTTGTCCAAACCCGGGCAACCGGGTTAGCCGGACGTGGCATGATGCGGGAATCGATTGATACATTCCTACGGAACGTTCAGGAAGAAGTTAAATTCGAACCGAACGATCTACTGAAGCGTGTCGTGGCGGCCGTCACCGGACGCCTGGCAGCTGAAGTATACGTAGGAAGAAATGCAGAATTCAAAGTTTCTATGTCAACCTCGGCTTGCACCGAGAGTTCACGTAGGAACGAAGGAAAATTTGGTTACATGAAACAGGTGGTTCGATCGGCTGGTTTGTCGATCCCTCCTCTGCATCATGGAACCGGTGGCAATATTGGTAATTGGGTCTGGGACCGTGCCGCAAGGCTGGTCGAGGATCCGAAAACCAGAAAAGACGTTTTGAGGGTGAATGTCGTGGCTGTCCGCGAAAACGGTAAGGCACGAGTAGTCACATCTGGATCGTTTTGGAAAGACGCGGCTTTGCAGCCGTTCTCGCACATCACGATCCACCTCATCAAAAGATTTCCTAATCTACGGAGCGGGCTTCAAGCCGGAAGGCTTGGTTGGCGCTTCATGGAAAAGATAGTTTACAATAAAGGTGATCCAGACGGAGTCAATTGGATTTTCAACTTTCCAAAAGTCTACCTCTACACCACCGATTGGGAAATGGCTACAGATGGACCTGCGCAGGAATCTGCTGGGGTCACTCTGGAGCTGTTACAAAGATGCGGCCTCGATGAGCGAACACTAGAAATCATTCGATTATACTGGTGTTCGCCCAAGGAGCTATACATTTCAGGAAAACACGTCGGGACTCTCCGCAGAGGGATACCGATGGGTGATCCATTGACGAAAACTAACCTATCCCTAGCACATCCTATCTGCGATTTATACGCGCAGCTTAAGACGGGCGCCCTCTCAAAAGAGGAAGGGAATGGTGATGATACTGTAGCAATTTGCGACGATCCAGCTTACGCCGAGGCGCATCTGGAAGCCGCAAACATGCTTGGATATAAAACCTCAGTCCTAGATGATGTTGTCACCGAGGACTGGGGCACATACTGTGAGGAGTGGTTCCACCTGCCTGTAGAGAAAATCAATACATGCAAGTGGGGAAACCGCTTCAAAAATAGCAGATTGCTGCCCTATCTTGATGTCCCGAAAATCAGGACACTAATAGCGACAGCAAAAGACAGAGAAGACTACTCGTCGGATCCGAAAGGGAAGATTACCCTACTCGGACACGATGCGGAGTATTTCAATAGATATGATCCTGGCCCGTACAGCACTATTTACAGTGTGTGCGCGGCCATACAAGACGTCAGTTTGGCGACGATCGACCTTGACACACCCGTATTTCTGCCTCGGCAGATAAACGGGATAGGAAGACCGCCTCCAGACTGGGACCCAGTTTCTTGGCATAACATCATGAAGAGATCGCGTCCTTGGATAGCGAAATACTACTTGACTGTTATGTCAGATATCAATGAAGGCCTTGACCGCCTCTCTGGCTACAGAGGTGCGTTCAAGGAGTCCAACCATTTCTCCAAGGAGATGATGGTTGAACTTTACCAAATACCAGAAGATGACCCCATCAGGAAATTCATCGTAATCGAAAAAGACGATTGGTCAGAGTTCCCTGAGGGAGTACTACTAAAGTTGGTGACACTTGGCTATCTTGTTCCTGAGAGCAAGATAGGTAAGTATTACCTTTTTCAACAGAGGCTTATGAACCTGGAGCAGGATCTGCCAGAAGCGGACCTTTTCCAGGCTGTAAAGCGCAAGATGGTTTCATACCCCGATATCGATGTCGAAAGCCCGGAGGCTCTAGACATCATAAAGAGGTTCTCAGAAGATTACAGAGATCAACCTTACCAACTCAACATTGGTAAGGAGGAAAATCTGTATCATGCATATGCTATTGAGGAGTTAGCCAAGGGCGACCCATTGCGGGTGGACCATGACTTTCCCCTCATAAAGAAGTTCCGCAAAAGGGAACGCCCAGAGACATTGTACGAAGAACAAGGAGCTCTTCTATACCAGTGGTTTATGGGCGCTGACCTCGCTAGGAGGGATGGTAAGCCAATGGGGGTTCCCCCCACGGATGTCATTGAAGACGATCCAATCATTGTGCAAGCCATCGCTAATGGCGGATACGAAATATTTATTGTTGTCACAGATGACCTGAGACTTTATAGGCTTTGCCTAAATAAGAATCCGGACACCTGGGTATTCAGAATGTCGGCGATTCACTACCTACAGACCAGCAAGTGGTGTGAGGAGAATGAGATCGAAGACTACGAAGAAGAACTGGCTAAACAGTTCCACCTAACCTACCCTAACCTTGACGGGATAGGGATCAGCGTTTTAGTTGATAAAGGCTCGGTGGAAGCCTGGATAGCCAAATACAATCCAGATCCTGACGCCAGCGGATGCTATTGGGAAACAATAGGGATCCCCTGGCGAAAGGGAATTCATAAGAGGAACATGGAGAGGCGACCACGCGGAAGCTTCATCACGACCCCAAAGATATGTAGTTTCAAGGATCTGCGGATCCCCCGTTCGTTGTACGATTGGGAGACCCACAGAATTCTGTTAAGATCCAACATAAACATCGACCCGGAGGACGATTAAGTTTCATTGGCTTATTTGGTCGTACTCCCGATAACAAACACAACTAAGTACCACCCGACCGAGGAAGGGTGGCACTGTTGGGCTCACGAGAG